ACCTGCAACTTTAGCAATCCAAAGATTACCGTGTTTGTTGTATGCAGGAACTTGCCAAACATTACCAGGATAGCCAGCAAACGTAATTTTTTGAGATTCAACGTGATCGATGAAACCCTTTCCCCAGTTTTCTGCTACACAGTATTGATATGTTTTTGCCATAGTTTTCTCCTTTTATTAATCTGTTAAAGTTTTTACCACATTTGAGCTAGAACTCCACTCTTCTGTTGCTTGAGTATTTCCTCCAGGAATAGAGCCTGCATAAGCAAGACCAGCAGTTGTTGATCCTGCTGCTCCAACAGCAAATCTTGCTGTGTTCAGATTGTTTAATTCTGTCCAAGATGTTCCATTGTATTGTTCTGTTGCACTTAAATAAGTTGAACCAGTTAATCCACCAAATGCTAATGCTGCTGATGAAGATGTTCCAGCTCCTCCAGGTTGCAGTCTTGCAGTATTTAAATCTCCAACTTCTGTCCAAGCGGATCCATTCCATTTTTCTGTTATAGCTACACCTGCTGGTTCTGGAGAACCCGCAAATACTAATCCGTCTGTACTAGTGCCTGCACTATTTAAAGCGTATCTACCTGAATTTAAATTTGCTACTTCCGCCCAAGAAGATCCATTCCATATTTCACAATTAGCGTTTGTTGGAGTAGGTGTTCCTCCTACTGCTAATCCTGCTGTTGCACCACCAGTGCCCGTTCCAGTGCTTTTAGCACCATTTAAATCTGCTACTTCTGTCCAAGCTGAACCATTCCAAGATTCAGTAGTTGCTAATGCACTTCCATTATTACCTGCAGCAACTAGGGTTGCCGTATTAGTTCCTATTGAAATTGCTAGTTGTTTTGCTACATTTAAGTCTGCGATTTCTGTCCATGATGTTCCGTTGTAATCTTCAACATTAGCAAATACACCTGGAGCTCCTCCTGTTGATCCTCCTGTAGCAAGTGCTGCTGTTTGAGTACCTTGTGTTCCTGCTCCTCTATTAGCTGAGGCAGCTGTATTTGTATTAGCACCCGTAGACCAAGCACCGATTGGTTGACCTGCACCTGTCCACTCTTCTGTTAGTGTTGGACTTGGACTTCCACCAAAAACTATTCCGCTATCTACAGAACTTGAGTTTGCTGTGCCATA